CGGTTTTAAGTACAGAAAATGCTTTTTTTGCTTTTATTAGATCAGCTTCGGCTTCAACTAAATTCCGTGCGAGTTTTGTTCGTTTTTCGATTTCGTTGATCGCATCTTTTTCGGCTTCTGTTGTTCCTTCAACGGCTCTAGTAATCGCCAGTTCCGCTTCTTCAGCTTCCTCTTTCGCCTTCTTCCTGGCATCCCTTTCTTCTCGGATCAGTGCCAGTCTCGCCTGCTTCTCTTTCTCGAGCGACTCTCCAATATTCGCTGCAATTGCAGTGGCTTCGTCAACGGTGGATCCAGCAGATAAAGCTCCGAGGAATGCGCTGGTGGTCTGTATTCGTTCCTTAACGCCAACGAAAAAATCAGCCACCTTCGACATGGCCGGCGCTATAAAGTCGATCGCCTTCCGCACATTCTGCGCCCATAGTTCGATGGTCCCTGATTCGGACAGGTTTTTCAGCGCCTCTGTTACTTGTTCCACTATTCCGTCAAACGCATCTGTTTCGACGATCGCCTTGCCTATTTCTTCGATCGTGTCGCCAAATGCAACCTTTAGTTGAAGAATACCATGCTGCGCGTCTGCCACTGCTGCAGCGGTTCCCCCAAATTCGGATTGCAGTTCCTTGAGAATGATCGCTTGTGCGCCGGCTATATTGCCGGATTCCTGCATCACCTTGATCTGCTCTTTTTGTTGATCTGTGAATGTCACGCCAACTCGGGAAAGTGCAGAGATACCCTTGATCGGATCGTTCAGCGCCTTGCCTACCTGTATCACGGCTGCTTCGACATCGGCGCTCCCTTTGCCGGCTTTTCCCATCGCAGCACCCATGTCGAGTATAACCTCGGTGGCATCTTTGAATGTGTCGCCTTTTATCTGCTTAAATGAGGCAAGAATCCCTTGCATAGAGATGATCGTTTCGTCACCTACTCCGGTTACTTTTTGAAGTTCTGCCGCATGCCGCTTTAGTGCGCTGGCCGTGAATCCGGCAGCATTGCCTGTCGCCTTTAGAACTGCAGCGAGTTTAGCTTCTGCCGCAGCTTGTGTCTGGTATGCTCCTACTGCTTTTTTGCCTGCTGCGATTGCAGCGGCTCCGATTAAACCAATCGCAACTGCAGCCATCTTCGCTGCTTTCGCCATCCCTCCAAAGGTCGACGCCAGTCGCTGCTTCGCTTTCCGAGCAGCGCCCTGGACCTTTTTCCAGGCTTTGCTGGTATTGTCCCTGGCTCGGATTACAATATCTATGAATTTAGACGCCATGATTCTTCCATACCCATTTTACTGCTCTGAGGTAATTCTCGATTGCAGCGGTTCTCTCGGGATGCGTCGCCCACGGCCCTTCGTGGATCACGCCTGAAAACATTTTCCGAGCATCCGCAGCGCTTATGTCTGTCAGCCAGAATTCCGGCGTCACGCCTGGAAATGCTTTACACATCATTCCGACGAATTCCGGCGCATCGTCTGGTGTGGTGGTCTCATTCTTTCGTTTTGGTTTTGGGTATGGATCCGGCACATCGTCACTGTCGGAGTTAAGTTCGCGCAGCCGATCGACCAATTCATTTAGTTGTCCATCGTGGATCGCGGTCTGATCATACCATTCTCGGATTGTGGTGCGGATTTCGTCTGGAATCATGAGTAAACGAAGCGATGCGTCATGCGGTGCGCTTTTCGTGTGTGCGTACAGATATATCTTGATCTGATCGTCCCTCACTTCTGCGAGCAGATCGTTGGCTCGCCTCCACCATGATTCGGCTAGTCTGTGCAGCGGATAGAAGGTCTCTCCACCATAGCGCAGCGGTGCTCCCATGGCCCAGGTCACGCCTCCGTCGCCTCTGCGATCGCATTTCCTACGAAGATTCGCAAGCCATACGATCTCTGCAGCGGTAGGCTGGATGCCTTCTGCATCGAAGGCATCCAGTGTCACCTGAAGCTGTCCAGCCAAGTCTGGAACGGGAGAATCCACGATTACCCCCAATTTTATGACGTGCTTCGCGTTACTTTACGAACGAATACGTATGGTGCGGTTCCGTAGCCGGTGTTGCTGTCAACTTCGCCGGTGTTTGATCCAGGTGCGCCCTGTGGAATCCATCCGGTCGACGTGAAGCTGGTAGGCGTGCCGACAAACTGCATATTGACGGTTTCCTGCCCCTTGTGGCTCTGCCCTGCGAGGTATTCGCCGTCCGCATCCAAGTCCTCACCGAATTGGCATGCAAGCTGCCAGCTTGAGGTCTGGATTTCTGCGTCACCAGCCACCGGAGTTAAGAAACTCGGAACAATCACATTTGCTGCGACATAAGTCGGCAGCGTAAGGTCCGTGGTGTACCAGAACGGTGTTGCTGGTGCTGCTGTTGGTCCATCCTGATATGTAAAGGTGACCAGTGGTCGCTCTCCTGCAGCGCATGGTGCGTAATCGATCGCTACCTGCGTAATCAGCAGCGTGTCGCTATCCACCAGCTGTCCTGGTAAGGCACCAGCTGCCAAAAGTGCGGCCACAAAGTCAGTCTCGGCTCCGACGTATTTATATCCGATCGTGCCGGTCTCTTTATTGCGATGTCCAACCTCCGCGACCACGTCGCCATCGGGACCGGTTGCTTCAGCATGTGTCGGTGCGTTGTTCGGGCTTCCGCCTTGGGCTTCCCAGTTTTCTCCGAGTGCGAGTTTGTCTGCGGCTCCAAATACTGGCGCTGTCATTTTTTACCTGCTTTCTTGGGTTTTGTTTTACCTGCTTTTTCGATCTCCGCTGCGATGCGTACCATCGCAGCCCTGTTCAAAGTCAATCCCGGACACAATTCCGCAAGCACCGACTCTGGTAAATCCTCTTTGCGTGCCGCTTCAATCTTTCCTGCAGTCATGGTATGTCCGCATTTGATCCCGAGTGTTTCTAGCTTTTTCATGGGTTTTTCCTCGTTTTTATTGTGAATTGCCATTCCAAATATTGAACGCTTCCCTCGTAGTCAATGTCTGGTGGGATCAGGTCGACGACGAAGGCGTCAAAATGGCAAAGCGTAAGCACTAAAGTCGGAGGCGTCAGCAGGTAGGTCTCCACCGGATCCGCTATCGTATAAAGTTCTTTCTGGAATTGATCTTCGTTTAGTTGTGTCGCTACTCGGATTAATCCTGCGTATCCGTGCAGAACGCTTTCATATCGTTCTGGATGCCTGCCGCGCATGATGATATCAACCAACGGCGTCTTGCGCTCAACTTTGGCTGCGTTTTCATCCGGCACGCCTTCCGCGTTACTCGGCACGCCTCGAGCGTAAACGTTTACGGTATCCGGCACAACGGCTGCGATTGCAGCCCTGAGCAGCGTCGCCATCTCAATCGTTTTGATTGTGTTAGCCATTATCTGTTTGCCCTTCGCGCCATCTCATTTAGCCGATTATCGAGTTTCCTTCCGAGCGCCAGCGTTCCCTCTCGAACGGCTCGATTTGTAATGCCTGGGTAGGCATCTTCTTGGTACGTCAACTTATTCACCAGACGAACCACGATCGATCCTGCTGAATCACCTAGTTTTTCTTCATACTTCGTTATTCGGTAGCTTTTGCCGTTGGAGGTGCTTTGTCCTGATTTCAAAGCGCCGGCTTTTCCTACCATGATTCCCCATATTTGTTTTGATAGTCCCTGGCGCACAATTGCTCTCCGAGGATCCTTTTTGACGTAGGACGGTATCAATTGCGGCTTCTGGTCGTTTTGCCTGTGACGCACAATAAGGAACGGCGATGTGTTCATCGTGTTCTGTGTCAGAGCTTCATCCTGATTGGAAAGTGTGCGACCACGCTTCTTGTTCCGCAGCGCCCATTTTGTCTGCTCCCATAGTGGATTTGATATGCTCTCCCGGTTCTTCTTGCCTTTCTTCGCATCTCTCTTGCCTGCTTTCGCCACAAATAGCGCAGCATAAGAAACCGCATCATCTGCACTTCGTCCGGTTTCTTTTATTGCCCTGTCAACCATCGCGGTCAAATCCGCGAGACTCTGAGGCTCAATCTGTGGCATTACTTCCATTAGTTTCTGGCTCCGTAGTCTATTCTCACGGTTGCTCCGGTCTGGTCGTATCTCGGCGTAGCAATCCTGCGTTCAGTAAAGGCATCGTCTGGTGGTTCTTTAATCTCGACCACATTGCCGGCTTCCAGAACCACTTTCTTCATCTCCGAAACCAAAAGACGAACGGCTCCGTCCGCACCTTCTAGTCCTGCGATCGCTCCTGGTTCCTCGGATGTCTCAATCGATGCCTTGATTCCTGTGTAGGTATTCCCCTGGTACCGGAGCAGAACGTTTGCGCCGGCGAATGCGGTACGCATATCTCTGAAGCTCTGCTCAACGAGTGCCTTGGTTACGCTCACTGCGATCCTCCGACATAAATCTCATATGATACTGCGTTTGTTCCGGTATTCAAAATCTTAAGGTTGCCATTCGTGCTCACTGCGTATCCGGTCAAATCGGGCGCTACAAGCATTAAAAATCCGCCTGGTCGAACAGTAACGGTATCTGTGGCGGAGCCTGCCCAAGTTGAGAATGCGTTTGCAGATGCTGCTCCGATTGTCAGAGGATGGGCATTTGTACTGGCTGCGGCGATAGTTAAAATTCGAACCTCAGCAAATACGATGGTGTCTCCAAAGGCGTTTTCTACAGATGCGAGATTGTTGGTGCGTGCAGCGCTATTCGTCAAGGTGACCTGTTCGTGGAAAAGGCTTGTCATCTGGTTGATGTTGGTGCCACTGGTGTGATCCCAGTCGAACATGCGAGAAAGGGTTTCTTTCGTGCTACTGGTCCCGCTGACCTTCTTGTGCTCCCATGCAGGTCTGACGAGGGTATTGCCGGAGAAGGTCGTTGCGCCGATCGCGCCGATCGCGCACAAGATCAAGATCATGGCTGCTATGCGTTTCATCTCATCCTCCTTAAAGGTGACCCTGGCCAGCCGATGGGGAAGCCGGCGCAGGGTCGGGGTGCGTCGTTACTGCGATTTCATTGGCGCAACAAGGAACGAATTAATAGAATTCGTATCACCCGATTGAGCGATAATCGTCTTTACAAATGCATTCAAACGTGCCGTATCAATCTGCACGGTCTGAATATCGTTTGTCGCGGGTCCGGTCTGCGTGATAACGCATGCCGTTCCTGCCAGATTCGTCACTGGGACGTAGGTTCCGCCAGATGTAGCGGACGTCACCAACGTCACGGTGCTGGTACTCGCCAATGTAGACGGTGAGAACTGCGCTGCAAATACGCCGTTTCCCTTGTACGCTGCAACACTCACGGCTGCATTCGTGATCGCCACACTGGTCACTGCCGAATTCAGCTGGATGTAATTCATCAGATTCGCGTCCTGCGCTACTGCAAATCCCGCGATGCAGGTCAGCAGCATCAGTGCTATCAATAATTTTCTCATTTCCTGGTCTCCTTCGCTTTTGAGTTTCGATTCTACCGGAGCAGGGAATTGCCCTGTCCCGGTAGGTTAGACCTATCCGGTCTCTGGTTACGAAGTGACAGCGGTGTTGTAGGCCAATGCCTGACCCAGTCGCACCATCACGTCGACGTCCTGCAGCCCAACCAGGCGCACTCCGCCAGAAGCGGAAAGCGTAGCGGTGTCCACGGTCAGATCGATCCCTGATCCCCAAACGCCAACCACGACGCTGCCCCATCCCCCAAGCCAGAGGGAGTTTGCTGGCAAGTCCTCACTTGTCAGGAAATCACGACCAAGCATCTTGTTGGTCTTTGGATCGAGAACCTTCTGCCCACTGCCAGAATCAACATCCGTGTCAGCCAGCTTCGCCCATACCTCTGCGGTACCGGCCCACTTCTGACCGTCGGATTGTGCGTTGTCAGCCATGATCGCGGAAACAAAACCAAGCATTTCTGCGTAGGTCGGGGTTCCCTGTGTCACGCTCGGGTTGTTGATCCCTGTCGCATTCGTGATCGCGCTCGGCTGTCCGGCTGCGCCAGAACCAGCAAAAACGGCGATCTGGATAGTGCGTGCGATACGCTCGACGATTTCGTCACGGACGAGCATCTCTGCATCGGGCGTGCTCTGGATCAACATGCGTCGGCTGATGTCCGTCAGTACACCGCATGTGTGAGGCGTGCCGGTTACCTGACCAAGCGTCGGCTGGGATTCGGTAATGGCTCCACCTTCAGTGACCCAGTATCCGGTTGCGCCGGCAGTCATCTTCGGGATGGCTACATTGCCAACCAGACCGGAAAGGAAACGAACACCCAAAGGTGCCAGAATCGTTTTCGTGCGGAGCAGGTCGATAAACTCATCCGCCTTGAGATCTGTTTCAACCGTTGCGCTGCTGGTGCCGGAGACGGTGAAGTCACGCTGTGAAAGTGCCGCGTGCGGGATGATGATTCCGCTGGCGTCTTTACCGCGCAGTCTCGCCAACTCATCAGACATTTCGCGTTCCCTGCCGATGTCGACCTTCTGCCCTGCAAGAGACCGGATCACGTTCATCACGCTATAACGACGGAGTTCCTTTTTGATCTCCTTGTTATCGTCGGGACCAGGTACGACCTTTGTCTTTTCCGGCGCTTCGGGCTTGCGGTTCTTCAGATTCTCGATCTCCGTGCGAGTCGCCTCGGCATCTGCTGCCTGCTTCTCGACGATCATCTCATCCAGAAGTCCCCGGGCATTTTCTTGTTCGATCAGCGGTTCGACCTTACTGATCTCGATGCCGTACTTGGCTGCTCTGGCGAATAGTGCTGCTATCTCTTTCGGTGTCATTGCTCTTTCCTCCTGTTCAGGTTTTGACGGCTTTTTTTCCGCCTTATTTTTCTGCGTGTCTTTTGCGGAACGTCCCACTCCAACCGTAGGGTCGGCAGGAACTGGCTCAAAGCTTGCCTCGTAAGGTGTCCAAGACATAGCCCGTACCACCGGGATTCCGTCTTTTTCGCCTTCGGTGCGGTATTGAGAAGCATCGACCTGGTAGCCAACCGATACATTGCTTCTAATTCCTGCTTTGGCATCCGCTGCAATTTCTTGAGATCGTTCGCCTGCTCCAAATCGAACAGGACCGTCCAGCTTGCGGTCGCTGATCTTCACGTCCATGAGGCCAATTTGATCTCCAAAGTGCCGATCAAGGATAACCAGTCCGCCCTTTGCTCGGCTCAAATCGATGCTGGTTTCAGAGTGATCGAGTATCTCGTAGACACGCTGGTATGTGTCGTTGAACATCGTCCAGACGAGAACGGGCACCTCGCTGGATACGCTCATTCGGACGATTGTCTCTTTGCCTTCTTCGGCTCGGATTTCAAGCGTCGCTGTCCGCATCTGTAGATCAACTTCTTTTCGCTCTTTATTCTCAGTCGTTTTTTTTCGGCGTTTCATTTTTTTTATCCTCCAATAGGCTGACAGATTCGGCCAGCTTCAGAACCTGGTCAGTCTGTCCGTTTGCATTTGCGATTACGGTTCCTTCGGTGATCTTTGATTCCTTCTTGATCGTTTCGACGTTGTCCTGATAATCGTTTCCAAGATCGCCGGCGACGTCTGTATTGGTTTTCCATCCTCGATCGACGGCGACTACGGCTGCGGCCATATCCTTCATCGGGTCTACCCACATCCATCTGCGTCCTCTGAATTCGTGCTGTGCAAACTTCTCATATTTTTCAGGCGGGAAGTTGCCGGAAATCCGCAAACTCAGAAACGATTCCAGCCATGCCAGAAACTGCGGCGTTTTGCATTGCGATATAAAATCATCCTGATCGGTGATCCATTTGTCGCGCTCGCTGATTGTTCCTACGCGTACCGATGAAAAAGAAACGCTTGCCCAGTCGTTCGCAAAGTTGCTGTATTCGACGCCATAGTCGGAGGCAACATCACGCAGCATTCCTCGCTTAAATGGATCATGATCACTGTTGGGATGCTCGGGCGTATGGATTTCCTGCTTCCATCCGATTGGGAGTATCTCGCTTTGCCCTGGTTCCTTCTCCAACGTCAGCGCTCCAGCAGCGTCGGAATTTTCGTCTGTGGTCAAATCAGCGATTTCGCCTTCCTCGCCCTTCGGTGCATAGTAGGTGCGGACGCTGCATGCTTCATCTCGCGCTGCGGTTAATTCTGCGGTGTCGAGTTCCTCGATCATCTTCAGTTTGACCATCGCTCC